TTGGAGGATGGAACGCGATACAACAATATAAAAATGGTAAAAGGTATTTAAAAAGTTTTCGATATACTAATTGGAATTTTAGGAGAAGTTGGTATGGATTTTAATAATTTGATTCCTGAATTATCAGTTTTTGATATTCTTCAAACTAAAAATTTTTACGAAGAATTAGGATTTAAAATAGAGTACGAACGACGGGAAGAGAAATTTGTTTTTATGTCTTTTCAAGATAGTCAGTTTATGTTTGAACAAATTCATGATGAGGGGTGGAGCACAGGGGAATTAATCTATCCTTTAGGAAGAGGAATAAATTTTTCCATAGCGGTTGATGATATTGATGTAATGTTCCCTACAAAATGTGAAAATATCTAAAAATATGTCTTACAAACCGTGAAAAACTATCCGTTGAGATTGCTTTTTTCTAAAAATATCATAAACTTAGGTCAAAATAAGCCAATGGTATTTTGTGCTAGCTAAAAATAGCTTAGCAAAAAAGAAAGGAGGTTGCAATGGATAGTTTTTCTAGTTTTAAACATAGTGCAACTATACGAGGCTTCATATTAAGAAGTCTGGTAATGGGATTTCACTATTGTAACTTAGTGAGGAGTATATCAAATTCTTTGATGGCTCATGGACTTATCACCACACCTGATATATCTAAAGAATTATACTATCTTGAAAAATCAAAACTCATTGAATTTACTGATAAGAGCATTAATTCATTAGGTGAAATACCTTATGATGCAGTTATACGACTTACTGCTAAAGGAATAAAGTTCATCGAGAGTGGTGGCAGTTCTGATAAAGGGATTGATTTATGAGTGGAAAAGAAAGAAAGCCTCGTTCTGATTCAAAGATGTACCAGTTACCTAAAGATGTATTAGATAAAGTAAATGATATGTTACTTAATGAGAACATGAAATATTCAGACATACAACATTGGCTTAAAAATAATCAGAACTTGAATATAAGTTTATCATCAATTTCAAACTATGCCATCAAAATCTATAGAGCAGCTCAAAGAGTGGCAGATGATTTGGAAAGGACAAAGTTTTTTATTGATTATGTCGGTAAAAAAAGTGAACTTGATGCAAGCAAGGCTACTAATGCAATATTAAAAAGTGGACTACTGCAAAAAATAGCGACCGCAGAGGAAGAATTCAATGAATTACCAATTGATAAAGCAGGAAGGCTATTTGTTGAACTCCAAAAAGCTGAAATAGCTAGCAAACGCTTAGAGCTTGATTATAAACATAAAATGGAACTTGCATTTGAAGCTTTTGAACATAATATAATGGATGAAGTAAAGAAATACCCAGACCTAGCAAAGAAATTTAAAGAGCTGCTGAACGAATTAAAAGAAAAATTGAAAAATTAGGAGGAATTATGGAGTTATTAAACGCATTACTAACAAGAAAAGCTATTTTTAACGTCTCAAGAGAGCATGTTTTTATGTTCAAAATAAAAGAAGGTGAAATATTAGAGGTCAATAATTCAGTAATACTAGACCTTGATACTTTCGAAGCTGTAACGGCAGAACATTATATTAATAATGCCATACACTTTGGTATAGCTACCAATATTTTGGAGTTAAAAGATGGCAGCAGACTTGTAATCTGTCGTGATGGTTATAAATCATTGTATAACCCTAGTGGAGATATAACAGAGGATGACATTGGAAAACCTTGCTATTTTGATGGTAAAAATACAGTTTCTCTCAATGATTCTAATGCCATAAAAGCAGGAGAAATAGTTTATTTTGAAACAAGTGATGATAAGGCAGACATTGAAGATGGGACTGATAGAATTGTAGCAGTCAGGGTTTCACCATTAGAGGAAGGATGTGTAAAAGCATGGTAATTAATCAGCAATCATTAAAGGGACTGGATGTAGCATATAGCGCAAGATTTAACAACGCATTTGAAAATGCGGAGGTAAATTATCCTAAAGTTGCTATGCAAGTGGCATCAACAACCAGAGAAACAACCTATGCTTGGATGGGACAGATTCCTAATATCAGAGAATGGATAGGCGAAAGAACCATTCAAAGCTTCAGCACTTACGCCTATTCAATAGTAAATAAAACATATGAATGTACTGTTGCTGTTCCTGCAAATGATATTGCAGATGATTTATATGGAGTTTATGCTCCGCTTATGGCAGAAATGGGATTAAATGCAAGGAAGCATCCTGATGAACTTGTATTTGGTTTAATGGCAAAAGGCTTTGAAGAGTTAAGCTATGACGCTGTACCATTTTTTAGTGAAAATCATCCGATTGATTTAGACAAGAAAAGAAAGCAGTCTAACAAAGGAACTAAGCAACTATCATTAAAGACCTATTCCGATGCAAGGGCTCAAATGATGACAATTAAGGGAGACCAAAACAAACTGCTTGGCATTATTCCGGATACGCTTGTTGTTGCTCCCCAAAATGAAGGCATAGCAAGAGAGATATTGTTTTCAGAAAAAATCAACGGAACAACCAATGTATATAAAAACACCTGTGAGTTGTTAGTGATTCCGGAATTAATGGAATATCCCGACCAATGGTATCTGTTATGTACTAAAAGATATGTAAAGCCTTTTGTTTTTCAGGAAAGAGAACAGACACGCCTTATATCTAAAACAGCTGATAATGATGATAATGTATTCATTCAGAATGAATTTTTATATGGCACTAAAGGAAGATATAATGTGGGTTATGGCTTATGGCAGTTTGCATATGGTAGTACTGGAGAGGATAAGCAGGAAAATGAACAAGGAAATAAACAGGATGCTACAGAAAAGCAAAGCAAAGAGGAATGATGTGGAAAAGAGGAAGTAAATGGACAGTAATATTATAGTTCTGTCTACTGGCTCAAATATAGCGGAAGTACCCGATTATATCAAGGTGCTTCCGTTGGGACTGGTATCTTCTGAAAAGGGTGATTTCATAGTAGACAAAAACAGCTTTTTAGCTATGACAGAATATTTGAGAAAAAGGAAAGTTGATATTGTCATTGATTATGAACATCAGACATTAGAAAGTGTTCAAGCTCCTGCTGGCGGATGGATAAAGACACTTATATTAAAAGAAGATGGCATATATGCAAAAGTTGAGTGGACAGACAAAGCTAAACAGTATCTATTACAAAGGGAGTATAGATATTTATCACCTGTGGTACTTGTAAACAAAGCAGATAAAAGAGTAACGCAGTTGCACTCTGTTGCATTAACTAATACTCCTGCCATAAATGGAATGACACCTATAATCAATTCATTAAAGACCTCAAGTAATGACAAAATATTCTTAACTGATATACAAAAGGAAATTTGCAGAATGACAGGTATATCAAAAGAAGACTTTGGCAGACAGTTAAGAAAGAGCCTGTAAAGTTGCTAAAGCAAATATAACTTTGCTTAAAACTCGTATAAGCCTCATAGAGCGATTTTAATGATTTAATGGGTAAATCTTCAAAGAACAAATTATACCCCTGTTCTCACGCGTGCGCACGCGGTTCGCACGCTATGGCAGGGGTATGTAATTACATTAGAGAGTATTTATTGTTTTATTTAGCCTGCATGCTTCTGTGAAACCGGATTTAAAAGCATACTGTGAGACGCTTACCATTGCTCTAGTTATCGTATCTTCAATATCAAATTGTGTGTCGGCAGTGGCATTTGTTTTCTGACTTATAAGAGCATTAAGTTCGTTTATTGCATTTTCCGCCTCTTTGCCGAATAGGTCAGCATTTTTATTAAAAAGTATTTCAAAAAGGTATTCAAAGATATTGTCTTTATTGAAGTTTATTGCTTCTTCCATAGCAGTCATATAATAATCCGTCCTTTCTAAATGTTGTTTAATATAAGTAAATGTAGTATAATCAGCATAGGAGCTGCAACTCCTATGCCTCTTTTATTGTACCCCATTCCTTAGTTGGTATGCTGAGTTTAAGTGGTCAATAGTAAGAGGCTCTTTTTGGATGTCTATAAGCTGTAAGGCTATATTTAAGACCTTAACGCAGTTTCGAATTCCACCGCGATGTAGAGCAAGCTTATGTAGGAATAATATACTTTCTTTCTCTAGCCCATACTTTTCAAAGATTAAAGTAATATCATCAAGTGTAGGCTCTATGATATGCCTTCGTATTCCTATGCGGCTATAAAGTTGTGCAAAATGTGCCTGTCCACGTCCATGCATCCTGTCATATACTGTAGGATTACCACAAAGTACAATTCCTGATTCAGTCACATCATTTATGGCTCTTAAGTTCTCTAATGCTCTTACTGAAAGATGTTGTGCCTCATCAATAATTATTAAACGCGGATTAGATAAGAGATAATCCGAAATCGCATTGACAAGCTTTCTATCTGTTCCACTTTGTGCTTTGCCTATTGTATCTAAAATTTTCTCACATACACCCTTAACAGATTTGTCACAGTCTTTTAATTCAATGTATATTGCTTCCGGATGTAAATGTGCATATTCCTTAAGTGATACGGTTTTACCTAAACCGGCTTCACCGTATATAAGTGAAATATCACCGGCAGCTTCAGCAAAAGAAACTGCCATTGTCACCTCTTCCAGCACCTGAGTATGTACTACTTGAATTTTGTCCATTATCTCCTCCTATGCCTGTTTCTCCCATGCTAAATCAAGCATTTTTTTCCTAAATTTGTCACCAAGTTCTTTTTGTTTCTGTGTTATTTCAGCTTTGCTTTGTCTAATCCTTGACAGGTTGTCTGCATATTCCCTATCAAAATCAGACTGTTTGAATCTTTTTATGTTCTCTTCAATCTTTTCATTTCGAACTATACTTACAGTTTTTTGTTTACTGATAGGAGCTTTTTCAATGTTATCAGCTATCAAATTAAGCCTTTCACTTATTGATTCTGTACTTCTGATGCTGTTATCTTTTTTGAACTCATTCAATACAATTTGCTTTGCAAGCTTCTTTCGATTGTTTTCCCTTAAATAGTCATTTTCACTAGGATTAAAGCTCACTTTTTCAACCTTTGTTGCAATAAAAATAAAGTTTTCATCTTTATCGAATACATATACTAATTCTGGATTTACAGGGTCATATTTAACTAAAACTTTCTTGTTAAAATATTTAATGCAGTTATCATTATAGTAATGAATGTTATTAAAAGTAATTCCATTGCGTCCTATTGTCCTGTAACCTTTTACCCTCATTAAACAGAAGCGCAGCATGTGGTCAGTTGCCGTGCGAAGTGTGAATTTTATAGAAGAATAGACTTTATTAGGAGACATACCTAACATTCCTTCGCCTGAATGTGGATTCTCATTATATATATTGTAGACAAATGTATTATGTTGAGTAATAAATTCCTCTAAAGTTATGTATTCCATTACATCAAGGTCTTTAAGGTCTTCAGGTCTGTTTTTTGCATTACTTCCGGCATATGATGGGTATTTCTTGCCCAACTGTTCTTCAAATGTATTAAACATTCTTTCAATGGGTTTAGCCTTTGCATTGTATGGAATTGCATAGGTCACATCTATGTCAAGGTTTGCAGCTAAACTGGTAGCAATATTCTCACTTTCTTCCAAATGTTTACCTACAGGAAAAAACAAATCTTTAGACTTGTAGTCTTTTCCATTATCAAGAATTACACCTTTAGGGACTCCAAAATGTTTGATTCCAAGTCCAAAACTTGCCAATACAACATCGCCATTTGGTGCATCAATTCTCAAAATACTTGACACAACTTTTCGTGAACGCATATCCATCCAGTAACTACCCCAAGGTCTGATAACTCTCCAACCTCCTTTATTATCAGGTACACGAACAAATATATCCCATATATGATGGTCAGAAACCCATTTATCATTTGGCTTAAGCTGGCTGTAGTCTCTTTCAATATGTGGTATACATTTATCAGTAAAGGCTTTTAGTCCACCCCTGTACCTTTCTAAGAGTGCTGGGTTTAGATTGTTTGCATAGTTCCTAAAAGCTTTAATACCCGGTAGATAGTCACCAGAAATTGTAGCTTTAGCTTTAATTTCTCTATAGCATGAACTAATTGATGGCTTTGACTCCTGCAAATATAGTTTTTCAAAGTGTTTGGCATATTTTTCAGGTATATGGCTTTGTCCCCTGTTATATCCGCCTCTTTTGTCAGTTAGCTTGTCAACATTACCTGATTTAGTCTTTTTTTGCCAGTCATACAAAGACTTTGAAGTAATATTAAAGTCCTCATGCTCTTCATTCCACTTAGCTATAAAAAGTGCTCTTATTTCACCTTCTTTAGTAATTCCGCTTTTTTGTAATTCTCTTTTGAACCTTTTATATTCAGCAACTGCTTTAGCTCTTGCGACACCTTTTTCCTTCTGTTTTTTTGTACTGGTGTATTCCGTATTGATAACGAAATGAGATTCACCAGTAGATTTATTGTAATAAGCCTTTATAGCTGCTTCTGGTAAAGACTCTAAAAGAATTTCTATTTTTCTGCCTCCGCGTCCTGTATTAGATGTTATATAGCGATATGTAAATTCATTGTCAGAGGCTTTT